TATTGTTAGTTATTTGAGTGACATTCCAGGTATGTGGGATCATAAGGCACAAACATTTACTGACGCCGGTATGGACAAACTAAAGACTGTATTAAAGAACAATCCCAAGTATATCAAGTATGCCCTTAACCTTGACTACAAAGATTATGAGGCGGAAGGTGTGGCGGAAGGCTTACAGAAAATAAATTGGGTTAAACCCAATTTTGACTTTGAATGGCACGAAGTTGAAGAACAATCCAAGATGAAACAAGTCCCGGTTGATGTCAGACAGTATTATCAAAAACATTTTCCTAACAAAGATGCATGGTTAAAAGCAGTTCAAAATGGTAAGGCAGTTGTAGTGCCACCCGACCATGCCTATGAGATAAGAAATGCTCCGTTTGATAAAGCAGCTTTACAAAAAGTTTTAGCACCTACTGGTCACGAAGGTCCTATAGGTCCAGCAAAAGAAAAAAGAGTAAATGATTTGTTTGATAAAGGTCAAGTAGAAATGCCTATCATACTAAAAACAAGTCAAGGACTGTGGTTAATAGGTGGCAAAACACGATTGGGCACAGCAAATTATGTTAAAGGATTACCTGCTAAAGTTTGGCTGATAGGTGGCAAGCAAGGTGTGGCGGAAGAGTGGAGTCAAAAATACAAAAGCAGTATCAATTGCAGTCACCCCAAAGGATTCTCACAAAAGGCCCACTGTGCTGGTAAGAAGAAACACAATGAAAGTATAGAGATGGAAGTAGTTTGCCCAGACTGTGGCATGTGTGAAGCTCACGGTAATAGTAAAATCTACAACAAGTGCTGGACAGGTTTTAGAAAAGTTCCAGGCAAAAAACGCGGAGAAGAAGGTAGCTGTGAAAAGATTGGCGAAGACGCAGACGCAAGTTCTTCATCCAGTGTTAGTATAGCAGCAGCCCCACCACAAAATTTATTTAAAAAGCCAATTAAAAGGACTACCAAAAAATGAAAACCAAATTTATTTTAGAAACTTCAACATTAGAAGATGTTTTGATGACAAAATATCAGGACATGAAAGAGGCTTGTAATGTTTGTAAACAGACTCCATGCCAATGTAAAAAATCTGATGAAAAAGAACTGGCGGAAGGTTATTTCAATCATAGTATCGATGATGCATTCAAAATGCTCGATGATCTAATGCGTCAAGAACGTGATTTAGACATTGAGCCAATGCTAAAAAGGTTATCACCGGAGCTTCAAAAACAACTGGTCCAGTGGGCCCAAACAGATGGCAAAGCCGCTGTGGCTAATGACGAGTATCCAGAAGCAGATTGGGCAGCAAGGATTAACAAATATTTGCATGGTGTGGCGGAAGGCTCGACTGGTCTATCTATACAACAACTGGCCACCATCAGCGATGAAGCATTAGATAATGCTTATCATTATGGTCGTAGTACCCCAGGTAATACATTTGGCTGGCAAGCAAACTTGAAGTCAGCGGCTTATGCTAAACAAATGATTGACAAGGGTGTTACTGATATTGAAGCCATTAGCGAAAGGTTGGAATACCACTGCTCAAGCATTTGTAAAAAATCCTGATCAATTCAGTGACACCGAAAAACTAAAAGCCGCTGGTAAACTCGAGGCTAAACTTCAACAACGATCACAATTGATGAAACAAAACTATGCTCAACTCCCAGAAGAAGAAAAAGAAAAAGACCGTGTGGTTGCTCGTGCATTGTTACAGGCTATTAAAGGCAAGCAAGGTGTGGCGGAAGGATCCAAAGAATTGCCGCAGTGGAAAAAAGATTGGTACGCTAAACAAAAACCAAATAGTTGGCCAAAGCACCCTCAGCCATATCATAATCCAAATTGGATAGATGAACTAAGTCCAGAGGAGCGTAAAAAACTCATTGGAGGAAAAGGTGTGACGGAAGATCAAGACGACGAGTGCCCAGTACATGGATCCCATGGATTCCCAAATCTCCAAGCAGATGAGTCTGCTTGTACTTGCGACTTTGACAAATTGGCAAATCCATCATGGCCGGACGTGGAGCCAGACCAGGAAATGGACGAAGGCTCTTTTTATCGACAAGATTATTTTGATGCAAATAAAGATAGCAAAGTTAGAAGAAATGCTGAAATTGACAAAAATCAAAATAAGAAGCAAGATTATTTTCGCGATCCAATAGACGATTTAGCTCATCTTCTTACACTTGCTGGCACAAAAGTCGGTGAAAAAGTAAAGGGAATGGTTAAAAAACCATCTGAACTAAATGAGTTGGGTGCAAATAATCCACCACAAGCTACAGGTACTAGCCCCGCACCAACAGCAAATACCGCAGCAAATACAGCAGTAAATACATCCACTTTGAATCCGCAAGAACAAAAACAATTGGATGACTTGTTGAAAAAAGCTGGCGTTGTTAAATAATTATGAAACTCATTGATTTATTTTTTGAATCAGAACTTGATGAGTATAGAAGCTCATATAGTAATGGTAGAATTGATTCGAAAAAATTCAAACCCGGAACAAGAGTGAGTCATCCCCTAATGGGGCCAAATTTGGGAACTATTGTTGATCCCAATACTATACCTATAGAAGATAGAAGAAGTACTGGAGTTCCAGTCAAACCAGATAGAACTAATAAAATCTATTGGTTGAGTCCTGGAAGTTTGGAGATTTTGTCTGAAAACACACAACCCGAACCAGATACTGTGGCCAAGACTTGGGATCAAATGACACCAAAAGAAAAGTCGTCTGGTGTGAAAGGCCGCACAAAATATAATCCTGACACACGTAAGTATTATACAGTATTTGATGTTCCTGTAGAAAAGAAGCCAGAGCAAGACATGTCGGAAGGCAAAAAGGTTGATTCATTTGTTGACGCAGTTAAGAAAAGTGAAATTAAAGCAGGACATGCTGCTAAAGAAGCCGAATCTATAGCTTGGGCAACGGCTAATAAACGTGGTATGCTAAATAATAAAAACACTAAGAAAAAATGACTACAGAATTAATCAAAGCCGCAAAAATTGCATTTGCTAGTGAATATAGCTTTTACTTGAAAGCACAGAATTTTCACTGGAACGTCACAGGAATAAACTTTCCACAATATCATCAATTGTTTGGAACAATCTACGAAGAAGTTGGTGACTCCATTGACCCATTTGCAGAAAATATACGCAAATTAGGATCATTCACTCCAGCTAGTTTTGATAGATTTAGTATGCTTACGGCTATTAACGATGAATTAGAAGTTTTACCATCACAAGCAATGATTGCTGAACTATTAGAAGATAGCGATAAAATGTGCAAGGTTTTTAAAATGGTTTATGACTTGAGCGAAGCTGCTGGCGAAATTGGATTTAGCAATTTCCTAGCTGAAAGAATGGATGCCCATCGCAAACACAGTTGGATGCTTAGATCAACATTGGGCTAATATTATGCTAATTCATGAAATTTTAAATAAACATTCATCATTGAATGAATCTAAATCAACAAATCAAACCGTTGATGGTGAGGAAACATATAATGGCGACGAGTTTTTCGAATCATATGGCATTATGTCATATGATGAAGATAATCAATTAAATGAAGCTGAATATCAAGGAAGAAAAGTTCAACTCAACAAACCCATGCGCGGTGATGTTAAAAAATTCAAAGTCTATGTTAAAAAGTCTAATGGGAATGTGGTTAAGGTTAATTTTGGTGATCCAAATATGACTATTAAAAAACATCTACCCAAACATAGAAAAAGCTTTAGAGCCAGACATAAATGTGATACTGCTCACGATAAAACCACAGCTAGATATTGGAGCTGCCGTAAGTGGTAAAAAGAGTCACCTTAGGACCGTAACTTAGTTACGTGGTGAGGCCGGCTGCTGGCCTGAGACGGCTGAATTCGCTACTCAGAATCTCAAAAGTGAGCATTTATATTCAAACCAGGAATACTTGATTAATTGCTCAAATATCTCATCAAAAGATTTCAACTCCAAATCGGCAATTATTTGAACAAATACCCGCCATCTAGATATATAATGATCATTATCCTGTTGCCAGGCTTGGTAATAATGTAATAACGTTGATTCGTTGATCATTTGACAATACCACCTTAAGATAAACCAAAATATTTATAATTTGATATTAGATAACCAAAATACATAGTTTTTGTTGAATTTACTTAATTTTTCATATATAATATAGTTTTATTGGAGAAAACTTATGAGCTCAAAAATGTTTAACGCAGAACAAAAAGCTAAATTGAATCAAATCATTAATGAGGGTATGCGTACACTTCATGAAATTGAAGATTTGACTGCTGGATTGAACGATACAGTAAAGGCAGTGGCAGAAGAATTGGAAGTTAAACCCAGCATTTTGAAGAAGGCGATTAAAATTGCACATAAGGCAAATTTGGGCGAAACTAATAAAGATCACGAAGCATTGAATGATATCTTAGAAACTGTTGGGAAAACTTTGTAAATTCATTGAATATTATGAAATACAAAATTTTTCAGATCTGCTTTGACAAAGAGCAAATATCACAATGTAATAGTCTAATAGAGCCTTTTGACAACACTTCAAATCTAAAACCTGAATTACGCGAGTTTCATAGTTTTAATAGGATTATTGATGAAGGATTTGTTGATGATTTAGATGCCTGGGGAGTATTTGGTCCTAGATGGCAACTTAAACTTAAATATCCGTCACAAGATTTGTTTGATTCGATTGAAAATAATCCAGGTATGGATGTTTGGATATTTAATCATGTAAGAGTTGTTAGTTCTCTGACTATCAATGTTTGGGAACAAGGTGAATTAGTTCATAAGGGTATGTTAAAAGTAACAAAAGCGGCTTTTACAAACGCTGGATATTCAACATCTGTTTTTGATAGTCTTATGGCAGACAATATATGCTTTTCAAGCTATTTTGTCGCAACAAAGAAATTTTGGATCGAGTATATCAAATTTTTAAAAATTATCAAGCAGAGTTTGGAATCCTTGACGGGAGAATGTAGAGACTTATATCTTGGAAGCGCAAATTATTCAAGAGATAAAGATTTGAATATGTTTCCTTTTATTATTGAAAGATTATTCTCTACGTTCCTAACAATGAATAACTTTAAAGTTTATTCAAAACCATATGATTATAGTGTCTATGGTGATGCATTGGGGAAATCTTCTGACGTTATTAATTCATTGAACGAATTAAAAAAATTATCAATAAAACTCAATTCCTATGATATCATTCATGAATGGAATGTCATTAGATTATATTTGTTAGCCACGAATCCGAAATTACTTGATTTAGATTGAACAAAATATTATGATCATTGATCTCTTTAGGCCTACTGTACAATGGATACAAGATGACTATAAAACTTATCCTACTCGTTTCCTCATTGAAGTTGTGGCTTGGGCTATTAGCATTGGATGTTCGATTACAATGGCGATCACTGTACCGAATCCACCTTTACTTGTACTTTATCCTATTTGGATTATTGGCTGCGCTATGTATGCTTGGGCTGCTCATACTAGGAAAAGTTTTGGAATGCTGGCTAACTACCTCCTGCTTGTGACTATTGATAGTGTTGGTCTATTAAGAATGATTTTCTAAGATGCGATTGACTTTGGTTTTGACGACAGCATTGATATTGCAGGGATGTGCCGCTTACACAGTAGCCAGTGTGGGTTCTATGGTTACAACTGGCAAGGGTATTGGAGATCATGCAGGATCAGCAGCTACTGGTGGTGATTGTAATGTGATTAAACATTTACTGACTAGGCAGTTTGTTTGTGAAATGCCAGTGACTTATAATCAGAATCCTTTTTGATCATAATAAATATTTTAGTCTCGCCGGACTATAAACGGCATGTAGAGTATGTGTGAGCTAGAAATCACATTAAGGAAAAATTATGTCATATGTTGATGCATTAATGGATAGAGCACATGACCGAATACATGTGGTTGAACGTGTAAACGGTGAACGTGTTTATAAAGAATATCCAGCTAATTATGTTTTTTACTATAACGATCCCAAGGGAAAGTTTACTAGTATCTATAACACACCACTGAGTAGGTTTAGTACCCGCAGTGGTAAAGAATTTCAAAAAGAATTAAAAGCCAATAACCATAAGAAATTATGGGAAAGCGACATCAATCCAATATTCCGCTGTTTGGAAGAAAATTACTTGGGTGCAGAATCTCCCAAATTACATACAGCATTTTTTGACATTGAAACCGACTTTGATCCTGAGCGAGGCTTTTCAAAACCAGACGACCCGTTTAACCCAATTACGGCTATTTCAATATATTTAGATTGGATGGATAAATTAGTCACATTGGTAGTGCCTCCAAAAAGCTATAGCTGGGCCACAGCTGAAGAAATATGTAACGGTTATGAAAATTGCTTTTTGTTTGAAAGAGAAGAAGATCTATTAGATACTTTTCTTAATATCATTGATGATGCAGATGTACTGAGTGGTTGGAACAGTGAGGGTTTTGATATTCCCTATACTGTCATGAGAGTACATAAAGTGATGAGTAAGGATGACACTAGGCGTTTTTGTCTGTGGGGACAACATCCTAAAAAACGACAGTTTGAGCGTTTTGGTGCAGAACAACTTACTTTTGATTTGATTGGTCGAGTGCATTTGGACTATATGCAACTTTATAGGAAATATACTTATGAAGAACGTCATAGTTATAGTTTGGATGCTATTGGTGAATATGAATTAGATGAATGTAAACTTGCTTATGAAGGTACGTTGGATCAACTATACAATAGAGATTTTCCCAAATTTATTGATTACAATAGACAAGATACCCTGTTGTTGGCCAAGCTGGATAAAAAACTAAGATTCTTAGATTTGTCCAACGAATTGGCACACGACAATACAGTATTACTAATGACCACGATGGGAGCCGTAGCGGTGACCGAACAGGCCATTATTAATGAAGCGCATAGTAAAGGTTTAATTGTTCAAAATAGGAGAAGTAGAGATGATCAAGGCGAAACGCAAGCAGCAGGTGCCTATGTTGCTTATCCCAAAACGGGAATCCACGAATACATTGGTGCCATCGACATCAACAGCCTCTATCCCTCGGCTATTAGAGCCCTCAACATGGGACCGGAAACCATCATCGGGCAATTAAGACCCATAATGACTGATAGATATATCAGTGATAAGATGAAGGACAATGGTGGCAATTTTGCCGATGCTTGGGAGGGAATATTTGGCAGTTTTGAATATACTGCGGTGATGAATGGGGAACCAGGCACAGAAATTACTATTGATTGGGAAACTGGCGGTAGTGATATTATGAGCGCCGCAGATGTTTGGAGAATGATATTTGATAGCAACCAACCATGGATACTCAGTGCTAATGGGACTATATTTAAATATGATACGAAAGGTATTATTCCAGGACTGCTAGAACGTTGGTACGCTGAACGAAAAGAACTTCAGGCCAAAAAGAAAGATGCCACTACCCCAGAAGAAAAGGCCTTTTGGGATAAACGTCAGATGGTGAAAAAAATTAATTTGAATGCCTTATATGGTGCATTGCTTAACGCGGGCTGTAGGTTTTTTGATAAACGTATTGGACAATCAACAACATTGACAGGCAGGTGTATTGCTCGACATATGCATTCCTATATCAATGAATGTATTGTTGGTGAATATAACCATGAAGGTTCTTCAATCGTTTATGGTGATACTGACAGCTCCTATTTCTCAGCATGGCCAGTAATTAAGGATGAAGTTGCTGCCGGGCGTATGGAATGGAATAAAGACATTTGTATTCAACTATATGATAACATTGCAGAACAAGTAAATGCCAGTTTCCCAGCATTTATGGAACGTGCATTTCATAGCCCAAGAGATATGGGTGCTTTGATCAAGGGTGGTAGAGAACTAGTTGCACTTAAAGGTCTTTTTATTAAGAAAAAACGATATGCTGTTTTGATTTATGACTTGGAGGGTAATAGACAGGATGTCTATGGTAAACCAGGAAAAATCAAAGCTATGGGATTGGATCTAAAACGCAGTGATACCCCCAAAGTAGTTCAAGACTTTTTGAGTGAACTGTTGTTAGCAGTTCTAACTGGTGCTGCTAAAGAAGAAATTTATGATAGAGTGCGTGAATTTAAACTTGCATTCTTGGAACGACCAGCTTGGGAAAAAGGCACACCCAAACGTGTTAATAATTTGACCAAATATACTGCTGACGAAGAAAGATTGGGCAAGGCCAATATGCCGGGTCACGTTAGGGCCGCAATGAATTGGAACAATCTACGTAGAATGCATGGTGACAATTATTCAATGCAGATCGTTGACGGAATGAAAACCATTGTATGTAAACTTAAAGATAATCCATTAGGTTACAGTAGTGTTGGTTATCCAACAGACGAATCACACATACCACAATGGTTCAAAGATCTCCCATTTGATGATGGGTTGATGGAAAGTACCATCGTAGATCAAAAGGTTGAAAATCTATTAGGTGTATTGGGTTGGAAAATTGGTGATTACACTGAGATTAGAACCACATTTGATAGTTTGTTTAGTTTCGACTAATAAATTCAACCATATTAGTTGCTAATTCTAAATACATTAGTTATAATTCAATATCATAGGAGTGAACATGAAAGATCAATTATCGGATATTATTCAACATACACACGGTTTAGGTGTTGTTGATCTAGTTAAAGTTACAGGAACTGAGTCTGAAACTATTGTAAATGCAGTGGCTGAAGATCGTAGCGTTATTGTAGAAGCCAAATTTTCTGGCCCAGTGGCAGATTTTATTGGTGTGTTTGGTATGCCAAACATGGGTAAATTAAATACCATTATCAATATCGGCGAATATAAAGAAGATGCCATTCTTAATATTATTAAACAAGACAAAACAGGTGAAGATGGGACTGTTACTAGTCTCCCAGTTGGTATTCATTTTGAAAACAAAACTAGAGACTTTAAGAACGATTATAGGTTTATGGTACAGGATATCATTAACGATCGCTTAAAAACAGTTAAGTTTAAAGGTGTTAAGTGGGGCGTGGAGATTGAGCCAAGTGTGTTGAGTATTCAACGTATGAAGTTTCAAGCACAGGCCAATAGTGAGGAAGAAACATTTATTGCCAAAACAGACAAGGGCAATTTAGTATTTTACTTTGGTGATCACAGTAGCCATGCAGGCAATTTTGTTTTTGCTTCCAGTATTAGTGGCTCGTTGAGCAAGGCTTGGAATTGGCCAGTGGGTGTAGTTATTAGTATCCTCAATTTGCCAGGCGACAAAGTCGTGCGTTTTAGTGATGAGGGTGCGGCACAGATCACTGTTGATAGTGGTATTGCTGTTTGGACTTATACTATTCCAGCTCAAACCAAGTAAAAGTCTGTGATCAAAAGACTAGACGTGCTTGTGGCATTAACAGAAGAATATGAATCAAGATAATTTAACAGAAAAACAACTTGGCCCTAATGGGCTGAGTCAATATGCAGTATTTTTGCCAGCCATATCTGGATTCTATGCTACATTTATTGGCAATCAACGTGTCAATAATGACTTCATTGACCCTGCACGTATGCCAGCACAAATACAGGATATGGAACAATTAAATTGGCTTAATAGTCAAAAAAGTCTGTTTCCATATAAATGGAGTTTGTATTCAGGTGGCCATGCCAACTTGGATCTATCTAAACCTGACCCGAGTGAGGATATGGTTCGTGATCGAGAGCCGGGCAGTTTTATATTAGGTGATAGTGGTGGGTTTCAATTAGGTAAAGGTCTTTGGCCTGGAGAATGGCGAGACCCCAATAGCACAGAAGTTCAACAACATTTGGCAGCATTGAAGGCAGCTGGTCCAGAAGTTCGTCCGGCTTTAGATTCAAGTGGAAATCCAAAAAAAGATAAAAATGGCAATGTAAAAACAGTTGTAATTGATCATGCTAAACAATATCAAGATCGAATCGATGCGGCACAGAAGAAGCGTGAAGTTATTTTAAATTGGTTAGATACAGTTGCTGATTATGCAATGATTTTGGACGTTCCAACCTGGGTCATTTATAATCCAGAAGCCAGTGATGCTTGTGGTATTAAAACATACGCAGATGCCATCAATGCTACGAAATATAATAATGAATATTTTATGGCTAATCGCCGTGGAGTAAAAAATGGCGGCGCAAAGTTTCTAAATGTTCTTCAAGGTTCCAATCATGAGGAAGCTGATGAGTGGTATGACCTAATGAAGGATTATTGTGATCCTGCAAAGTATCCTGATACACATTTCAATGGTTGGGCCATGGGTGGTCAGAATATGTGTGAGCCAGAGTTGATTTTACACAGATTAGTGGCTTTGCGCTATGATAATCTTTTGCAGGAAGGTGTTCATGATTGGATGCACTTTTTGGGAACTAGTAAGTTGGAATGGGCAGTATTGCTAACTGATATTCAACGTGCAATTAGGAAATATGTTAACCCACAGTTTACTATTAGTTTTGATTGTGCTAGTCCATTCTTAGCCACAGCAAATGGTCAATTATATCATGAGATTTCAGTTCCAAATAAAGGAAAGTGGAGTTATAGAATGGCTGGTGGCTGTGATGATAAAAAATATGCCCAAGACACTAGACCATTTGGTCAAGCTTTATTAGATGATGGTCTTTATAATACTTTTGAAGAAAGTCCTATCAGTTCTAAAATGTTGATCAAGGATGTTTGTATATATGGTCATGGTGTTCCTAATTGGACCGCCATAGATGCAGATAACATTGATCATTCAAAAGTATTTAAAGATCCAGTGATTATGAATGATCCTCGCTATTGGATCACAATGGGTGATAAAAACAAAATTGACAAAGTGGGAACCACCAGTTGGGATAGTTTTAGCTATGCATTGATGATGGGGCATAATGTTTGGATGCATATCACAGCAGTTCAACGTGCCAATGCTCTTTATGAACAGGGGCATTATCCAGCAATGATGCAACGTCGTGGCGGTGATTATGCCAAATTTGGAGATATTGTTGATAAAATCTTTGCGGCAACGACTAGACAAGAATCAGAAGATATAATTAAAAGTTATAGCAGCTATTGGATGGAAATCCCTGGAACTAGAGGGTTTACTGGTAAAAAATCGATGAATCCCTTGACCATGAGCAATAAACTTGTTACAATAGAAGGAACAACCACAAAGGTTGAAAAAGTTAAAAAAGAAAAATCTAAAGTAATACTAAACGATTTATTTGAGGAGTGACTATGTACGAAAATCGAATCCGCCATCTTAAAGAAATGCACAGAGTTTTAGATAAAAAATTGGATGAACATGAAAAAAATCATGCTCATACAGAAGAAACTTTGGTTCACGATTGGAAAAAACAAAAACTTGTTCTTAAAGATGAAATTCGTAGGTTAGAACGCCTACAATGGGAACACGAAAACGAAACTGTTGATTTAGATAGAGATCATTAATTAGAAAGGAAATACTATGTTAAACTTATATAAAGGTCTATTGGATATCACTATTAAAAATAGTAAAACTCAGATTAGTGAAATTACCACACATATTAGACAATTTAATGAAAAAGATGAAAATTCTCTTTTGCAACCTAAAAGCTATTGGAATCTTTTATTGGAAATGTCCTGGATATTAATCACATTGTTTAAGAGTGTGATTGGTATTGGTTTGTTAATGTGTATGTTTATTGTGTTCTATCCTTTGAACGCATTCTTGTCATATCTTGAATTGTTTGTGGTTAAATCTGAACAAAGTTTGTCTCCATATACATTTGCAGAAAAGCCACTATTAGAAGAAACTACAACTAAAAAACTACGAGCGCAAAAATGAAAAGTTTGATTGTGGGTATGGGCATCGGCCAATTATACAAAACTGTTTTGACAGAATTAGGTCATGACATTGTTACTGTTGATGCCGATAAAAATAAAAATGTAGATTTTGAAACTATTGATCAAGCAATCCTAGTTCATAAGCATTTTGATACTGCACATATCTGCACTCCAAACTTTACACATTTCGACCTTACCACTCGAGCAGCTCGAGCTAGTAAAATTGTATTTGTTGAAAAGCCAGGTGTTGCTGCTGCCTTAAATTGGGCCACTTTGGTTCATACATTTAAAGACACACGTTTCATGATGGTTAAAAACAACATGTGGCGTGACAATATTCAACAATTAAAACAATCAGCTCTTGATTCTAATAAGGTTAATTTGTTGTGGCATAATCGAGATCGAGTACCTAATCCGGGCACTTGGTTTACTACTAAGAAGTTGTCATTTGGTGGCGTGAGTCGAGACCTAATGCCGCATTTATTGAGCTTGTATATTGCTCTAAATCCCGATTGGATAGAAGAATCAATGACCGGTAAGAGCTCAGATCGTAAATGGAATTTAGAGGATCTAACACAAACCGATTATGGCATTGTAAAAGCTGATGGTGTTTATGATGTGGATGACCATTGTTATATAGATTTTGGCACCAAATGGCATTTGTCGGCCGACTGGCGAACCAATCAGACTGATAATAGATCCATTAAGTTTGAAAAATCTGATGGAACTACAGAAACGTTTGAATTGGGACTTTGCCCTGAATCAGCATATAAATCAATGATTGCGGATGCTTTGGCTAATCTAAATAACGAAAATTTTTGGAGACAACAATTGGTTTATGACTATTGGATTCATGAAAGAGTGGAAAATTTATGATAGTCAAATGCCTGCAAACTCTTGGTCAAGGTAACTTTGAAGAAGTTGAATATCAAGTTCCAGCAATTGGAAAAAATGAAATTCAAGTTCGCGCAGTGATGACTGGTGTGTGCAGAAGTGATATTGATATGATGCAGGGTAATTTTGGCCCATTACCATTGCATATGCAAGGTCATGAAGGTCTAGGCCAAGTAGTTGCTATTGGTGATGATATTTCCAATGTCAAAATAGGCGACTACGTTGCTACACGTGGCGAACCAGCTTACGCAGATATATATAATGTGCGTAAAGATGAGTATATATATGTGCCAGAAGCACACCCTAGATATATTATTGAACCTGTAGCCTGCGGAATTAATACTGCACAACTTGATACCAAAGATAAAAATAGTAAAATTCTAATCATTGGTAGTGGATTTTTGGCTTGGGTTGCTTATCACACCCTAACTAAATTTAAACATTATAAAAATGTAGATGTGTTAGGTTCCAGTAATATCGACCTATGGGGAGATGTATTATTATTCGGAACCAGTGAAAGCTATGATGTGGTTATTGACCTATCTGGAAAATATGCTTTGGGTTTGGATATAAACCTAAATAATAATGCATTAATAGTTGATGCTGTTGGAAAAGCTGTATCAAAACAAGAAGCACAACAACAACTTTGGAAAGCTGTTACTACTATTAAGCCCAGTCCACGTAATCCAAATTTTCATCAATCGATGAAAGACGCTGTATGGATGATTGAAAACGGTTATCTTGACGTTGATAATTTCTGGACAAGAGCTTATAATAGGACAACTGAATGGCAACAGGCATTTGCGGATGGTGTGGATCGTCCAAATGGCTATAGCAGAGGTTACATTAAATGGGATTAAACACAGTAGAACGTCAAGGTGTCACATACTTTACGGGTTATGAAGTAGAACATACTGTTTGCCATGGTATGAAAACGTTGTTTGTTGTGGGCACACCACCACTTGAAGAAATCTTCTCAAAAGCTGAGGAAAGTCAAGTAAAACACATCTATTTTGGTACTAGTCAAAGCTTTAATCCTAAGGCAATGACCCATGGTGAATATCAAGCATGGGATGAAGTTATCCTTGGCTGTTTAAATAAAGACTATTGGGTAACTTTAGATTTTGGTGTAGAACACATTGAAGGTGTATTGGAATCTAGTTACAACGAATATAATCGTTTTGTTCCTATGATTAGTGTAAAATTGCCTTACATTAATCAACTCAACTATAATGCAACATTAAAGTTGGATGATAAGACTTGGGGAGCCACAAATCCAGGCGTATGGACACATCATCTTCAAAGCCTAATGAATAAGGAAACTTATACTCATTGGGATCAATATGAAAACGACTCAACAGTTGAATAAGGAAATATAAAATGGGATTCAAGCGTTGGTTAAGAAGTTGGTTATATTCTGATCAGGAACCGGAAATCAAAATACGTTCAACATCACTTGTAAGTTATTCGGACTCTCGTCAAGATTTTGGAAACAGTATTAAGTTTAATTTAGTTTCGGCTCGAGGCGGGGCAATTATCACAGTAAAACATTATGATCAAGTCAAAGATCGAGAGTTTGAAACAGTTTATGTAATTCATGAAGATGAAAGTTTCGATCAAAATCTACTTAATATTATCAACATGGAAAGGATTAAATTATGAATCAAGAGCAACGTGAAACTATCGAGCGTATTAAATCTGCGGCTAATAGGAATATTTGGGTTACATTTCAAAAAGCTGGATTTCATAAATATCCAGCAGCCAGTATTGATCCAGCATTAGAGGATGTTTCCTATCTTGGAAATCGTCATCGTCATTTGTTTAAATTCAATATACAAATTGAAATTTTCCATAATGACCGTGAAATCGAATTTCATCAATTTTTAAACTATTGTGAGTCATTGTTCAATACTGGTGCTATTGACATTGACTATAAGAGTGTGGAGATGCTGGCTGACGACCTGTATCTACATATTGCTGTACGATATCCCAATCGTGCAGTAACCATCTCCGTAAGTGAAGATGGTGAATGTGGTTGTACTATTGAGTATAATACTCGTAGACCCAACCTAACTGTTAGTGTATAATTATTTTTTAACTTTAACTTTTGAAAGAAAGAAAACAAAATGGCACAGCCTAAATGGATCGAAAAATATCTTCGTATGAAGCCCGAAGTTACTAAATTATTTGATGATTTGGAAGCATACTTAGATTATTGTAAGATCAATATGTTGAAGTTCGACGAGAAAGATCTCTATCGCAGTGAGCAATATCGTCGATTCGAAAAATATCGCAATTGGCTCTATCGTCGTGGTAATGCTGAACAATCTGGAGAACCACAGAAAGAATATTCACGACCACCTCGTAAAGAATATTCACGAGCACCGCGTTCGCAACAACAACAAACGTAAGATTAGTGGGGGACTTGTTCCCCCACTCATAATCAAATATTGACTTTTAACATGACAGTTTATATTGTAGATCTCGAAAGTATCCCTACTAGATACACTTGCGAATGGCAAGAACATATTCCTAAACTTTTAGAACAAGCTGGTCATGATGTTAAAATTATTACAGGTCCTGTTGATATACCTAGTGCTACTACCCCTGGCGCATTTCTTAACTTTGGTGGAACTAATATTTTCAAAGCTTGCCAAGTTGAACAAATGGCTAGGCTATTTTGTTCCGGATCAATCTGTGCTGGTGATCACTTTATCTTTACAGATGCTTGGCACCCTGGTATCATCAATTTAAAATATATGAGTGAACTACTGAATATTCCAGTAGTTACACATGGTCTTTGGCATGCCGGAAGTTATGATAATCAAGATTTCCTAGGACGTCTTGTTGGCAATAAACCTTGGGTTAGGCATGCGGAGAAAAGTTTCTTCCATGCATTTGACTATAATTACTTTGCTACGAATTTTCATATAGAAATGTTCTATACAAATTTGTTGAATGATTATCCTACAGAGAATCCTTGGTTTGAAGAAGATCTTAAACACTTGCTGGATGGTGAATTAACAGATAAGATTGTGCGTACAGGTTGGCCAATGGAATATATGGATGCCATATTGTCTCCATATAAGAATATGTCTAAACGTGATCTTATCTTATTCCCACATCGCATTGCTCCAGAAAAACAAGTTGAAATTTTTAGAGATTTGGCCACACAATTGCCACAATACGAATTTGTTGTGTGCCAGGATCAACAATTGACTAAGAATGAATATCATACTTTGTTAGGTCAAGCAAAAATTGTATTCAGTGCTAACTTACAGGAGACGCTTGGGATAAGTTGTTTCGAAGGTGCAGTGGTAGATGCCATCCCAATGATTCCCAATAGACTTAGCTATAAAGAAATGTATTTTGATATTTTCAAATACTCAAGCCAATGGACCGAATCGTTTGAATCATATTCACAACATAAACAAGAGTTATGTGGCTCAATAATTCAACATATGGATAATTATTCTAATCTAATTCCAGAGATTAAAAAACAAGCCGCAGTTTTGTCTGAAAAGTTTTTCTCGGCAACGGTGTTATTAAATAATATTAAATGAAAAAAACAATTATATTGACAGGTGCCTTTGGCTATATTGGTAGCCATACTGCCAAAGTTTTTAAACAAGCTGGATATGAAGTCTATGGTATTGATCGTGAGCATACAATACCTGAAGCAGCACCATTCTTAGATATTTGGCTCAGAAGTGATTTTGCTGATGCCGTTCCTACATTATTGTCAAATAATTTAGATGTAGAAGCTATTGTACATTGTGCTGGCACAAGCCTTGTTGGACCTAGCATAGATAATCCTGGGCTATATTATGATAATAATACAGCCAAGACCAATCAAATGTTACATGAGATTAGAAATTTAGATTGGTCTGGTCTAGTGGTCTTTAGCAGTAGCGCCGCAGTATATGGCAATAATTGCGTCAGTCCAATTAAGGAATCTGCTGAGGGATTTCCAGTAAGCCCATATGGTTGGAGTAAAAAGTTTTGTGAACAAGTTATTCACGACCATTGTCTAGCTCATGGTATGAGAGGAATAGCATTGAGATATTTCAATGCCGCCGGTTGTGATATTTCGGGAGAGTTGGGTCATGTACGATATGACACTCATATTATTCCAAGAATACTCAGCGCACATCAAAATAGATCTAAATTTATTCTAAATGGCAATGATTTCAAAACCCCAGATGGTACATGTATAAGGGATTACCTTCATGTTGAGGATATAGCCAGGGCTCATTTGGCCGCAGTTACATTTGGCCAAAATTTGGATTTTGGTGAATTTAGAAGTTACAATTTGGGTACTGGCCAAGGTTATAGTAATTTACAAGTTGTTGAATCTTGTGAGCGTGCCTTTGGTGCTAGTTTAAATTACCAAATTGGTGACAGGAGAATTGGTGATCCTGACATATTAGTTGCCGATGGTTCAAAATTTCAAAATGATTCTCTTTGGGTTCCCAAATATAGTGATATTGATGTTATTTGCAAGTCTGCCTGGGCTTGGCAAAAAAATATTAGTATGTTATAATTGCCTAAATACTTTTAATCTAATTTTAATAATTTATGGAAAAAAATCTATCACAAGTTTTGCGTGAACGCATGCGATCAGACGGCAAGAGGTTCTGGGCTGGTGACAATATCAGTGAATATATTACAGAGTCGGACCGAGAACATTTAATCAATGAAGCTACGGAGGCATTTGAAAAGGTATTGGATACTTTGCTTATTGACCGAGAGAATGATCCAAATAGCAAGGGCACAGCTCGTAGACTTGCCAAGATGTATTACAATGAAATTATGGAGGGACGATATGAGCCAGCACCAGACGCAACAGCATTTCCAAATGATTCGTCAGACCGTTATGAAGGTATGTTGGTTGTTCGTAGTGAGCTTCGCAGTATGTGTAGCCATCATCACCAACCCGTTAATGGTGTTGCTTATATTGGTATTATTGCGGCTCAGAAACTTATCGGACTCAGCAAGTACACCCGTATTGCACAGTGGTGTGCCAGACGAGGTACACTCCAGGAGGAGTTATGTAATGACATTGCCCGCGAGATTAGCAAAGCTACTGACTCAGAAAACATAGGTGTTTATATGAGAATGACACATGGATGTTGTGAAAATAGGGGCCTAATGGCTCATGATAGTTCCACAACAACCACTGTGCTTAGGGGAGCATTTAACAATGATGCTGGTACAAAGAAAGAGTTTTTCGACACTCTAGCACTTCAAGAATCACATAAGAGATAATATGACTAAAAAAGTATATTACAATAATCGTACAGTTAAAAATTGGATTTTTGAAATCATTCAACAAATCAATGCCGACAATTGGCGTCCTGATTGTATTGTTGGTATTACCAGAGGCGGGCTTGTGCCAGCAGTCATGTTAAGTCATTGGTATAATGTTCCTCTACATACTGTGAAGATCAGTTTACGAGATTTTGCCGAGGATACCGAGAGTAATCTTTGGTTACCAGAAATGGCTTTTGGTCATGTCAATTATGATCTCATGTGTTCGGATGATGGCAGGAAAAATATGCTGATTGTGGACGATATCAACGACAGTGGTGCAACCTTTCAATGGTTAGTCAATGATTGGCAAAGCAGTTGTTTGCCCAGTGACAGTCGTTGGGGTGATGTTTGGCATAATAATGTCAAATTTGCAACATTAATCAACAATGAAGCCAGTGATTTCAAAACTGTAGATTATACTGGCCTAAGCATCAATAAAGTTGATGATCCAATTTGGTGTGTATTGCCCTGGGAAGAATTTTGGCGATAACTACTTGACGGTGAATAATTTTGGTAGTACAATATATGAGCAGTAAAAACTAATTTAAAAGGGTATTAAAATGGCCGGCAAAGCAAAATCGATATATCTAACAATCTATTATAAAGGTACGCTGAAAACAGCGTTTCATAAAGTATTCTTTGAGGCAAAGGCCTACAATGAGTATGTCAAAACTGAAGAATTCATTGCCAAATGGTCCAAGGATCAGTTTGACATTGTAAAAGAAACTTATTAGATCCTTGATATCAAGGAAGCAGAATGAAAAAGATCCCAATGTTAGAACGGTTTGCCGCACAAAGTCTTGTCGAGCATGACGGTGAATTAATCTTTAGTAAAGAAAAGTTTGCTCAGTTGATTGTGAAAGAATGTGTATCCATATGTCAGCGTGAATCTGACGACGATGATGATCAATTTGAATTGGGTAGATCGTACCAGTCAAAGGAAATTACAGAACTTATAAAAAGACATTTTGGAGTTGAAGAATGAAACTGTGCCCCAAGTGTGATTCACCTGCCATCTGCTGCGATCACTGTATGAACTATGACTTCAATGCCGACAGCGAAGGTCGCTATACGGGTGCAGGCCGTGCGGATGCAGTAACAGTGATTCATCTGATGACAGCCGCTACCCTGGATGAAGAATCTAATGTTGCAGAATCACAACAATATTTGTCTAAATTTCGGTTGGCCTAAATCTATTTTGGTTGTATAATACTTGTATTGTAACGCAAAAAGGAGTGGGAAAATGAGAGAATTGCAACAACTATTAGTTGATTCTGTGGGCTGTGGACTGTCCGACCGATCCATTATTGAATTGATGGTCGAAGAAGGTTTGCCTAGAGAAGCTTGTCCAGAAATCCTGCGAGTTTTTAAAGAATCATTGAGTTGCTAAAAAACAACAGTTTTTTGGTTGACCAAAAAACATTTTGGTTGTATAATACACTTATTGTAACGCAAAAAGGAGTAGATTATGAAACTAATTGGACATTCATACAATTACAAGGTGGTTACAGATATATCCAGCAAAGAAGATGCCGAGACTGATGTGAATGGTAGACAAATTCTATTTAAAACTAATAATTATAAAAATGCGCGAAAAAAATGCATTGAGTGGGCGGCTTTCGACGATATTGAAGTGTTTGTCCTTGACGAATTTGGCAGCATCAAGTTCTCTTGTCAAGGTGCTTCAGAAGCCTTTGATCGATTTCCAAAAACATTTGGTTGACCAAAAATCATTTTGGTTGTATAATACACTTATTGTAACGCAAAAAGGAGTAGGAAAATGGCAACATACATGGATGCAGTCAACGGCAATCACACCAGCCAGCCCAACTATGACACACGTCACGGTGGCCCTTTTGATCGTGGCTCAGCCGACAGCTGGTACGGTCGCAAATTTGATCCGCACTACTGGCCACAAGGCACTTACAAAGGTACTCGCGTGGAGATGGCACAGATGACTGCTGCCGAAATCACAGCCTATACCGCAGGATTCCGTGACAACGAGCAATTTGGCGGCAAAAAAGAGTGGGATTAAACGGTTGACTCGAATTGGTCGTTTCGGTTATAATACTAGTATTGCGAACAAAAAGGAGTAGGAAATGTCACAACTTAGCACTATTCAGCAAATCAATTCTGCCATCATGTTTGGTAATCTAACCAACACTGAATTGTCCAGTATCATTGATGCCGTCAAATGGGCCCGCAGCCAGTTGACCAAGGATGTGAAGAACTCGATCAAGACTGGGCAGATGGTCAAGTTTACGTCAAGCAAAACCGGCAAGACCCTGGTGGGAGATGTGACCAAAATTGCTATCAAGTATGTCACAGTCCGCACTCCGCAGGGTCTTTGGCGAGTGCCTGCTAACATGTTGGAAGCCGCATAAAACGGTTGACCAAAAATCATTTTGGTTGTATAATACTTGTATTGTAACGCAAAAAGGAGTTTGAGATGGCACACATGAGTCAAGAAAAGAAAGCAAAGATTGCTCCAGTTGTAAAAGCAATCTGCAAAAAGTATAATATCAAGGCCAGCCTGGCAGTTCGCAATCACTCTACACTGTGCCTGAATTTGCGCCAAGGCGAGATTGACTTTGTTGAAAACTTCATCGAAACTGATAGCCGGGTCGCACATGGTCGAAAAATGTCCCAGGACCAAATCGACTACATCCGCCGAAATCGATCACTGGATGTGAACCCTTACTGGTTCCAGGAACACTTTTCAGGTCGGGCCTTGGAGTTTTTGAAAGAAATATTTGCTGCCATGAATGCAGGCAATCATGACCGTAGTGACATTCAAGTCGATTACTTTGATGTGGGCTGGTATGTGGATGTCAACATTGGTCGGTGGAATCAACCATATGCACTGGTTAAGTGAACTATATGAAAGAAATTGATAAATCTTCAGGATCTCCATATGCTTGTGGTTTGAATGATGCCTATCAAAAAAGAATGTCATTCCCCCATAAATGGCCGAAAGGTTCGGGAATTGGTCAACCTATAGTTAATTTGACTGTTGAAGAACAAGATGAATATTTGTTAGGTTTTAATCAACAAACTAAATTTAAAGATTGGGAATGAAACATTCTATTAGATTATTGATGCTATGTACATTAATATCATCAGCTTGGGCTGGTGAAGAATGTAGAATGCAAAATGCTAATCAAATGATTGGCAAAAGAAATGTTGGTGGCATATATGATTTGGTCAAGACCAAAAGTCCAGGCAAATGTAATGTAAAATTCACCGTAGAGGTCGACGGAACAAAACATAATGTAAATTGGACTCATGATGATGTTCACGATCCCGAAGTTAGTTGTAGAATCGCTATCGAAAACGGCATGAATGAATTATATTCTAGACTGCCTGGCCTGTTTGAAACTGAAAGCATTACGGTTTGTAAAGAAGGCAGTGATGTTAAAAATGGATTCAAACCAGTGGAAATAGGTGAAGAAATTTTAGAAACTGAAGTTGGCTATGTATCCAATGATAAACGATATTTTAGACACAATGGGTGGTCTTTGTGTAGAAGATTTCAAGAACAATATAATTATCGCGGCTTGCAAATTCGACAGGGCATTATTTGTCGATCTGAGGGCAAACTGTGGCGAGTTGTTGAAAAATGGTAGTTGACTTTTGATTGTTTTGATTGTATAATATATTTTTGTTTGACACTGAAAGGTACTTATGAAAGGCTTTGTTTTAGGAACTATTTTCGGAGTAGTTATTGCTACTGTTGGTTTTTCTGGCATTGCTAAGATGCTGGATAAAGGGGTTGATACAGTTAAAACTCACAGTCAGGAGTTGGCAAAATGAAATGCATTTTATCAATGATTTTGATTTTAGCTTTGTCAGCATGCAGTACTGTTAAAGAAACTGCTGGTGGGTTCGTTGATGGGGCTAGTAAGGATATCAAGAGTTTGGGCACTGCTGGTGAAAAATTGGCAGATAAGATTAGAAACTAATTAAGGAAATATTATGAAAAAACTGTTTACACTTTTGCCAATCGTAGCGGCACTAGCCGCATGTGGTACAACTGATCCAATGGCCAAACGTGCCGAAGCTGAACGTGAACGTCAAGTTCAATATGTTGAGCGAGTCATTGACAAAGCACCAAAGTGGATGACAGAATTGCCAACCAGTAAGAGTGCTGTTTATTCCAGTGGTACTAGTGCTAGTGGTGATTATTCTATGGCTGTTCACAAAGCCAAATCAGATGCTTATGCAAAAATTTGTATGGCTGCCAGCGGTACTGCTAGTCAACGAACCAACATTTATCGTGCAGATACAGAAAACGCCAGTACAGAACTCAGTGAAATGGTGATCAGGATGTCCTGCAAACAAGTGGATGTCACTGGTGTTGAAGTTGTTGAGCAGAAGATTATTTCTGAGGGCAATAGGTATCGTGCATATGTGTTGGT